CCTAGCTCAGGAATCATCACAACAGTAATGGTAAAGTCTGGTGTAAAGTAAGGCAATATCTGCTCAACAATCTTTGCACCATCTTCATAGTTCTTTACCCAAATATTCAACTGGAATCCTAGATTATATGGAACTGGGTTGTACTGATACGTAAGAGAAGACGGTATTGCAGTGTTAAGGTATGCAGAGCGTCCTGTTGTTTTTAATTTACGGTCTCCGTCATATGCCAACGAAGTAATCTCAAATGACATAATAGGTAGCGTTACAGAGGCTGATTTCCTGTCGGCATTTGGAGCTTCTATTACCCTTGTAAGCATCTTTTCTTTTTGTGCATAGGTAATAGGAACCTTCATATACTCAGTTACATTATTGGCAGAGTCAGTTCGTGTGATGTTGATTTCTGAAAAGATAGTTCCGAATAATGATACATGCTTCCTGATAGTTTGGAAGTAGAAATCCTGGTTAAAAATGGTCTTATCCTCCGTTAAACATCAGTAAAATTACCCTCAGAGAACGGGTCTGATACAGAGAAATCTATGATGCCGTCAGCTTCCTTTTCAAAGTCTTGGTTTGATCCTGGATAGATGTCATCAAGATTGTATTCTTCCATAAGAATGTATTCATCGTTTTCGTCTGTAAGCATTGTGCCATCTTCACAAAGGATTGCATAGTCAAACACGTTAGTTGACATATCGTTTTGTAGAGAATCGATATATTCAATACCAGTGTTAATAATTTCATTTGAGTACTCAAATTTCTCGCAAGTCATCTGCCAGACATACAGCTTGCCTAGAGGATAGAACATTTCAAACTTCTCAGTATACTTTATAATAAAGCAAGTCATATTCTGAGGGAAGAAGATCAAATCTCCTTCATTTGGTCTTGGCTGTTTAGTAACTGTACCAACTTCATCATGGAAGGTTCGCATTGCGACAGAGAATTGCATTTGGTTACGAATTTCAAGGGTGAATTTAGACATAAAGTTGCCATCACCCAAGAACTTGTCGTAATTTTCAATATAGATTGGAACTAGGATTGCATCGTTGTATTGAGATTGATCATCAGCAGTATACACCACATCAAAATTTTCCAATACACGAGGAATATACCACATCTGTGGAGCAAAGATTGAATGGGCTTCAATAATAAGCCCTTCCAGAAGTTCTTGCTCCTGAAACGATGAGAAGTTATTGAAGAAAGGGTTCTTAGATGAGATTTGTGTCATTAGCCTATCATGTCAACTGCGGGTAATGATGCATCTCTAATCATCTTTTCAATTCGTTCCTTCTCCCGTTTTGCTTCTTCCTTAATTTGTACACCATTGAACTTCATGCCACCAGGCAACGGCATATCTTGGAACTTGCTTAGGTTCTCACCCCATTGTTCCTTGATTAGAGCAGTAGCATAAAGCTGTAGCTGGAAATCACTCCAGGCTCTGCAATAAACATTTGGATCAACTACTTGGAAGCATTGTACAACTAGATAATCGCCGGCATCTAGCAAACACCAATCTTGATCAATATAGAGAAGGTTAGCATTACGGTTGTAGCGAATTGGCTGCTGACCTACGAGAATTTGCTCTAGCCATTGTAAATGGGTCATTTCCATAACATAAGGAACCATAGAAACAGAGGTTAGATTGTATAGATCATTAAGTGTAATCTGATAACGAATGCTGAACATGTTGTTCATATTCAAAGCATTTCCAATTGGGAATATGTCTACAGCACCTATGATGTTATCAGGCATGGTGATATAGCGGTTATCAATGTCCGCTTGCTGTACTTGATACTTTAGGTAGATGCGTTCTGTACCATCAAAATGGTAATCGTAATAGAAACGCAAAGCTTCATCGATACGATCGTCAACTTGATCGTCATCGACATTGATTTCTATAACGGGCTTACCTAGTTTTCTTAGGCAATATTCCTTAAATGTTGCTCTGCTATTTGGTACCATCTGGTGGAGTATCCTTATCCTGATTTCTGTCTTGGTCTCTGTCTTTATCGTGGTCGTCTTTGTAGTCGTTTTCCATCTCAGCTATCTTCTCTTTACCTCTAGACCAAGCAGAGATACCGCTGATTCCACCCATTGAAACATGCAGAACAGAACCACCTCGAGTCGTTATCGGCTCCCAAGGAATATATGGAGTATGAGTATAATAGCAGTACAATCCAAGCAATAAAGGGGCAACGAAGAAATCAAATAAGCACAAAAACAGGTAAGCCCATGCAACAGCCGGTCTCCACGACTTGAAAAACCAATGTTCGTCATCTTGATCGTCCATTTCTCACCCATTTTAAGTATTTAGCTCAAAGAAAAGCTGCCCGAAAGCAGCTTTTCAAATTCTATATAAACAGCTTTTAGGTGTTTGCTACAGGTGCCGTGTTTGATACGACCGTATTAGCTTTTGGCTTCAGGTCTGCCTTAACATCAGCAATTGCGGCATTTACATCCGTTGCTGCTGTATTAAGAACGCTTGTGGTTTGTGTGCTGTAATAATGATAGGCATAACCTACCCCTACAAGTGCAATAACCACTCCTACAATAATCCAAAACATCTTTATAATCTCCTCATTAACAGGTGTGCATTATTTATGCTCAGCGCCACTTTGGTCCTGTTATCCAAACGACGACTGATTTACGGAATCCTTTTGTTACAGGCTGTACAGAATGTATCATAAAGGATGGGAAAGCAATTACTCGACCCTTTGGTATTTCTACCTTAGTAGGATTACTTTCGTTGCCTTGATTTATCATGAAATCCCCGCCTTCAAAATCATCATTAAGCAACAGTGTTAAAGAAAGCTTACGTGGTTCAATCATGTTAGCAGGCAGGGCATCACTACCAAAGCATGTATCCATATGCCAATGATAAGTGCCACTTTCTTTAGCATTGTATGATGTGTATTGAAAGCTTTCATAACCGTTAAGGTCAAAGCCATAAAACTGACTATTGAGATTATCGGCGACTGTATTCAAACGATCAAAAATCCAAGATGTCTTGTTATCTTTGTTGAAGAACTTAACATCGCAACGTCTAATCTTGTTTAGGTAATCTTCGTCACTATCACCCATAACAGTAGCTCGCTCTAGCTCTTGTAATTCACATTGCCAGATTATCTGCTCTAATTCTATGTCAGTAAACGCCCCGTCCCACCACACAAAAGGATATGTAACGACAGATCTCTCCCATGGCGCATTATGAATTCCATTATATCTCATCTAACGTAACCTTTCATCGTATTAAGAAAATCTTGTGGCGTGCCCATGTCGTGCATAAGCTTTTCGGGGTTAAGCCGTTCAATCCAATTGTTGTACCATTTCATGGTTTCCTTTGAAAACTGCGGATAGCTCTTGTGCTTTCGCAAAGGCGTACCTCGTACTCGTGCTTTAAATTGTTGTGCTGTTTCTCCAGGTCTTACCTGCTTCATCTCAGCATATGTAAGTTCAAGCGTATAATAGTAAAACGGTATAACGTTCTTACTATGAAAATCAGGCAGGAATTTAAATGCTCTAACAATAGACTTCATTGGATCTGGATCGTATATATGTGTCTCACCAAGAATGCAAGTACCTTCTCGTTCTTTTACCTTGTCCACAACCATCATTTGGAATGTGTGGTTGAGGCCGTCACTATTCAACTTGAAATACAGGTTTTTGATCCAGTATTTATAGATGGTTTCTTCGTCTACCCAGATGTTGACAATTTTCTTCAAGCCAAGTTCTGAACAAAGATTGTCGACAAGAAAGTTGTCTTGAGATCCTGTAAACTTTACATGCACCACAGTAAAAGGAATATTTAACATGTGGAACAACCGTACGATAAATTCCGAATCTGCACCACCAGACAGGCCAATATGCAAGTCGCTATGTTGACTTTGAATAAGACGGGCAGTGTATGCCGCAGCGTCCATAAAGGTCATTTCGTCAAACACATAGGGATGAAGCTTGACTGTAAACTGGTCACACTTGCCCTTGTTAACCCCTTCAAGGTTCGACACCAACCATCTGTTCTTCGTCAGCATATTGGGTACTCTTTCGTTGCAAGAGGATGCATTGTCACACGATTCTGTATCGGCGTCTTGTCATTTATTTGACGATAATAAGAGTCAACTATATCATTATAACGGCTAACAAGCACGTTGCCTTTAAGAAAGAACTCGTCTCTTGCAGAATACACCATAGACCGAGATTTGCCGTTACAGAATGTGTCTGTCTTCCATGTAGGATATATTATAGCTTTAGTCTCTTCGTAACTCAATGGTTTGTTATGCAATTTAGCATAATGTGCAAGCACATGAGCCTGCTTAATGACAATGGAAGGCATATCTGGCGTCCAGTAGAACAATTCATCATGCCAATGGTTTGATTGTGCAATAGTATAAGGCCCAACACAATTATCAATCATGTCTCTGAAATACAGAGAATATTTACCGTTTT